CTTCATCAGTAAATTCAAATTCATCCCATTTGCCTACCGGCATGGCTTCGGAGTTATGCTGAAAATACATAGGCAAAGGCTTGCCAGTAGCAGCAAATTCTTTTGCCCATTCTTTAAATGGTTCGGGTTAATAATTAAATTTGCGACCGTCTGCGCCTTCACGCGCTCCCCATGTAGTTAACATGGCTTCAATAGTGCCAGATGGAGAAGCGGATTCGTCGGCATTAACGCCGAGATTTACTTGAGATTCAAATACAAAAGTGACGTTTTTAATCATAGAAAACCACCTTTTTTTCTTTCATACCATTAGTTTTAAATGGTTTTTTAATGCGAATATCGGCGTTTAATTTTATTTTATCCGCAATCTGCTTTTGCTTTGATTGCTTATGATCGGGCTTCATGCTTTACCTGCGTTTCCAGTCTTTCCGACCGAATTAGTATTGCCGCCGCCGCCTGTGTCTTGTGGTGATGTTCCGCTAATTGCTTGTTGCTTATTATTACTTGCAACTAATTTATTGGCAATATTATCATCAATTTCAGAAAGTCCCAAATATTTACGCGCCTCATTCGGCGTAAAAATTCCAGCATTAACACCTGCGACCGAATAATTCATTTGATCTAATGGTGCGCCTTTTAAAAAATCTTGAGTTTGAAACTTAATATAAAGATTTGGAAAACCCTGAAGCAAACTAGATTTTAATTTTTGCTCAACATTAGTAATCATTGGTGACATTGTTGATTTATAAAATTCATCAAGCAATGTTTGAGTATTATTAAACTTACCTTCACCAACTCCAACCATTTGATGCGGAACGCCAAACAAGGCGCAAATTCTTGTCATCGTTTGCTGCTTTAAATTTGCTACATCAGCATCTTGAATAGTAAGCATATCAACAGGCATATATTTCATGCCATTATCCAACAACATTCCTTGACCCGGCTTTGACGGATCACTTGGACGCGATCCAGTAAGTTGCGACCAACCATCCTTAAGCCGAGCAGCAATTTCTTTATATTTTGAATCTGGAATAACTTGGTCTGTAACAAATAAGCCGGATGGTTTTGCGCCATTTAACATTATATAATTTGCATAAAGATCAATGTCTTGATCCAATGCTACCAATTCAGTAGCAAGAATGCCTTTATTAAAACCAGCAGAGCCTTGCCATGCAGCCTCTTTAGCGTGCATTACTTGCCATGCAGCAAGCGGCTCATCTTTACTAAATCCATAAGTTGGCGTTGATAGCCGGTAAGTTGGGTATCTTGTTGGCGTTAATTGAGCAGTAATCAGCGTTGAATCAAGAATATACATCTCAAGCGGAGTTTGATCTTGTTTATTCTGATCTTTGCGCCATAGCAAAGTAAATGCCTCACCAGATAAATCAAGCCACATTGAGAATTGATACCAAAACTCATATTGCGATTGAAAATTATTGGGATTGGAAAGCAAAGAATAAACCTGCTTAGCTTTAATCTTGTCTCGCGCACCGATACTAGGATCATGGCAAGCATTTACCAATTCATCATTTGCGTTGTATGCCATAACCTCAATTGGCAATTGAGACAATGCGCGAGCTTTAACGCCGACACAAGACATAATAGTACTATTACGGGATAGCACAGACATATCAACAGTTCGACCTGCTTGCGTTGCCGAGCTGGTCGTAACATAAAGCATTTGCTGGTAGGCTTGTGGCGAACCAGAATTGCGAAGCACATTATTACCAAGAGCTGTTTGCCCGAATAATGTATTAGCTTCTTTAGAAACTGTGCTTTTTCTTTTGAAAATGTCGAGTGCGCCCATTATTTCACCTTAAAATGTTCTAAATCCATAATTGCCGCTTGCAACTGGATGATCTAAAGAACAGTGCATAGCAATAATAAGCGCAATAATACCATCAACTTTCGCTGATTTATCAGCTTCATTTTTACGAATTTTAATGTTTCCGTTTACATCTTCGTACACTTCGCAATTTCCAAGCTGCCAGCCAAGAAACGGATTGCCATTGTGTTTAATATTTTTGCCTAAAATTAACTTTTCCAAATGCTTTGATGGATTGCTTAAAACAGCCATGCCTTGACCAACTTTTTTAACTGGCAAAGCATCATCATGCAATCGAGCAATTAAACTTGCAGCATTGTATGCGTCATAACCTAATTCTTTTAATTCGTATTTTTGGGCTTGTTGTTTAATATATTCGCTGATTTCTCGATCATCCATCACATTGCCTTCTGTTAAATGCAATATGCCGGAATCTTTGGCATTTCTAAAAATGTCTAAATAATGTTGTGGAACATGGTTCAAACCTTCTTCAGGCAAAAAGAATTTAAACTCTGCAAAATAATCATCTTCTGCATATCGTTTTAATGTGCAAACAGCATTTAAATCTCGCGTTGCAGCCAAGTCAAAGCCCATAAATACAGATTCAGGAACACGATCATCAGAATTAATGGCACATTCATCCCAATGATTTCGATCAATCCATGCAGAGTTTGCGCTTACAAACACATTAAGAGTTTTACAAAGAAATTCATTTAATGTGGCTGGCTTAGATTTTGATTCTTCGGCGCGTTGCTTAATAGCATCTTCAAATACGCTAATGCCGTGCATTGGATTTGCTTTTGCCCATGTGTCTGGATTCTGCCAATCATCATGCGGATCAAGCCCGTATAACAAACCAAACCAATGCGGATTATCCGTTGCTTCACCCGATAACATTGATTGAAACATCAGCATATCTTCAAAAAACTTTGTGTCTTTTGTAAAACTTGCGGTAGTAATATAAATTCTCAAGGGGTTTTTTCGCGCAACCATACCAGAGTGCAAAACCTCAATTGAATTACGATCAACAATCTGAGCGGCTTCATCAATAATGGCGCAAGATGGATTTAAACCATCGCCAGTTTTTTTGGTGTCTCTTGAAAGTGCTTTAAATATAGATTGAGAATCACCAGTTTTTGTAATCTGATGTTTTCCTACATTGTAAATTTTGGCAACTTCTTGCGGCAAAGATTCAATTAACCCAATCGCGGCAGTAAATACAATTGATGCTTGATCCCGGCTTGTGGCAAGCGTAAACACTTCGGAGCCAGCTTCACCAAAGATTAATTCATAAAGCCCAATGACAGCAATTAAAGTTGATTTGCCAGCTTTACGCGGAATGAAGATGATTACATCAGTAACCATTCTTTTTGATCTATCTTTTTTAGATTTGAATCCATAGATAGAACAAGCAAGCAGAATTTGAAATGGCTCAAGAATAAATGGCTGCCCGGCCATCGCTCCTTTTGTATGCTTAGTTAAAGAAGCAAATTTTAGAAAGTGATCGACAGCCTCCGGGATAAATTCCCATTCCCATTCTTTGTTTTCAAGTTGATTTAGAAAACGCTGGCAAGCAAGCAAAACATTTCGGCAGACTAAGATTTCACCTTTTACCACTTGATTGGCATATATAACACCATCTTGCCATTTCATTGTGGAGTCCAACCTTTCATAAAGTTGGCAAGAGCTGAATCATCATCAAGTTTATTTGCAGCCAATCTAGATTTTGGAGTAAGCCCCAATTCATTCATCAGCTTAATTGAATTTTCCATTGCTTTGTTTGCAATAGTTATATACGGATTCGGCGCAAGAGTTTTGCCACCATTCATTTCAATCACAAGCGGCATTGAATCTTGAGCGTTTTTTGCATCAACATAAACTTGCATTTGATCTGCCAGCATTGTCAAAGTATGTTGATCCTGCTCTGAGCCAATTCCATAAACATCAAATAAATAATTGGCAGTTTCCTCAACAAATTTTTTGCGAGAAAAAGAATTTGGATTTTCTGCCCAAGATGCAAAAGGAATTCTTGCTTTTATTTTTTGCGGCAGCATTACGCCTGAGTTCATTCCCTTAGAGCCATGAACCGCGTGAACTTCTGCTGGTATTTTATTATTTGCCATTGTTTTATTTCCTAAAATACAAACTACCCATTTGCTCAACTCCATTTGCAGCAAATTGGC